CTAGTCAATTGTATATTTGACAAACACACGGGTTGATTTCGCAACGCCACCGGCAGTAACCATAACGAAATCCACCTTCTGCGTCAGAGCTACATTATCTTCACTAAGACTAATCGTGCCTGTGGCTCCGCCGGTTGTACACGATAGATTCGAGCTAAGGATGTTTGCTGGCGAACCGTCATCACGCTGCAGATTGATAATCGTTGTTCCTGCATCAGTTTCGCAATAGACCTCAGTAATTGTAAGTGCATAGAGGTTGTTGTGAAATATTGTTGCCTGGTCATCAGTGTCTTGTAATACTGCACCATTATCAGCCCCGATTACAAATCCAAATGATTTGGTCTTCATCTCAGTATCGGTAACTCCATTTAGAGATGAGCCGTTGAATCCTGCCAGTTCCAAAATACCCAATGCAGACTGGCTCAATGTTCCCGTTTGGAGCGTACCCGATCCATTAGTATTTCTGAATTGAATACCTTGGGAAGGAATAGAATTACCATCTGCGTTTGGTCCTAGTCTTATACCCACTGTAGCCGCTGCCGCTTCTAAGTCAATGCCGTACTGCCATGGTATCTTTGGTGATGCCAATTGCCCCATTGCTCTAATATTGACCGCATTCGATAGAGTATCAACTTGTAAATCAGAAGTTCCGGTGATGCGCATTCCATATGCATTTGCTGCACCATCAGTAATTTGGTTCATAACGACTTCAATACCAAACATTGACGCAGTTGTGGCAAAGCCGTGATTCGACGCAATAAACTTACCGCCGAAAATACTTTGAGTTGATGCCTCTGTTAATTTACCCTCACCATAAATACCCACAGCGGCAATTGCGTCAGAACCAGAACGCGCAACACCTGATACAGCCGCTCCATGTGGCACAGTTGCCGTTCCATCATAAGTAGCGATATTTGGTATTGTCAAATGCACCGAAAGAGTTTCTACGATACCAGCATTATTGAGATCACTTGAAGAAATTGTACCGTTAGCCCGAATCTTTGCAGAACTCCAATACTCTGTGGGCCAAGTCATCGCTACCCATGTAGTAGGCCCTGCCTCGTCTGTATTGACAGCATTCACCCATGCGTTACCGGCTGATGCACAGCGCATCAGACGAATATCATTTGACCCAGTCTTTACGTAATGTTCAGTATTCGCCGCACAAGTACCAGGCAGAGTGCCACTCGATGCAAATGGCATCGTATGTGCAGCAGCAGAAAAATTATGATTCGATTCCGCTTCTGCTACCTGACCATGCGATTTTGTTTGTGCGTTAGACAGGGCTGTACAAAGTACAACTATGCTAAGGAATAGTAAGAATGACTTCATACAGCCCTCCAACAGAAGTTGAGGAATAAACAACACCGACCATCCTAGTCGTAGGTCTTGTTGCTGTGGAATTGCAACTACCCGCCGACGAACTACTAGATTGCACATAATCACCAGCAGTCGGCACGCCGTCAAATGCGCATAATGCACGTCCCCTAAAAGCAATTCGTGGTATACCGGTTGTGCCGCAATCATCGACACAGATACCCAATATTTTAGTTTCGGACGTTGCTGCTAATAACGCCTTGATAGGATTGGCACTTGTCCATGTTACCAATTTATTGACAGTCGTACCTGTACTCGTCGCGTTTGGGATATTCCAACTCAGGTACTCTGTACCAATTGAAAATTTATTATTGCCTGTATAGTCACCATGGTCACCCTGACAACCAACATAGGTACAATCGACGTCCCATCTGATATTTGGGGATGACTTTGTAATTGTCAGACCAACGCCCGCCTGCGCAATGTATTCATTTGTTAGTGTCGCGTTCGCCGCACCAACAATATACTCGGCTCCTGTTGGGGCACCGCCTCCTCCACCTCCATCATTGCCATCACCTTGAGGTACCCATGTGTTTGTACTCTCACATCCATAAATTCGTTTACCTGATGTTACGTTCTGATTTAAGAACAATTCACCAACAGCACAAGTTCCTGGTAACGTGCCATTAGGAATTTCTAAAATACCACTACCGGCGTCAATCTTACCTGTGTAACTCAGTATGTTACCAGATACAGATGAAAGCCCCCATGCGCCAAATGTACTAGAACCGGCACGGAACTGTACTTCTGTACCAGAACCACTAGGAGAGCCCCCACCACCGCCACCGGGCATATTAGTAATTAACACTTTGCGTAAGGCGCCTGCGGAAGCCGAATATATCATTACGTAATCGTTGGCGGCACTAGGAGAACCAGTTGCCGTCAAACCAGGTATATCAATTGCAAACGCACGATTGGCGGTGAGGTCACCCCCGCCTGTAAGTCCGGCACCCGCTGTAAGTGTAAGTGTAGAAGGAGCAAATCCGGTATGGCCGGACGCACCATAACCAAGATTGGTTAATGCAGAGTGATCCGATGTGCCCCCGCCGCTGCCGCCTTCGGCTATTGTACCATTCAGTGTGCAAACATAATTACCGCTGGCGTCAAATGTAACCGTCACATCGTTATTACCGGTATTAATTGATACTAAATAGTCTGTGTCGAGGAGGCGCACTCTTGGATTGACATTCGTAAAACAATCAACAATAATGTTCGAGTCCAAAAAATCATGTGTCGTGCCCGCGACAACTAACGAAGCACTAGACGCTACCGTGTATTCTTTGTTGTGTAGTGTGCCGCCGCCCCAGCCATTAACCGTACAGGTATAATTGCCATTTGTCGAGAAATCAACTGTGACTGTATAGGTACTCGGGTCTATGGTCTCTTGTTCTGGGGTAACATGCACACCCGTAGAAGTAGATTTACAATACACAAACAGGTTATCGTGTGCATACGTATGTTGTGCGTTGGTGATAACCAACTGGTCGTCGCCTGAAACAGAAAATGATTTATTAGGTTCAGTCGCTCCGGTGCCGCTAGATCCACCTCCACTTCCACATGCCGCTCCTGCCCCTACAATACGTCCAGAGCTATCAAACTTTGCGCAGTCATCCGCATCGGGGGTTGCGCCACCGCCAAATGTGAGTGCGTCATCGGCAGCGACAGCCGCTTTGACTTTCAATCCACGAAACGCATTAATGTCCGAATTGTAAATTGCAAGACGTTCGGAATCGTAACGCGTAATAAATAACTGCCTTGCCGCCGAGGTCAATGCCGCGCCATCGTAGAATACTATACCGCTGGTAGAACTAAGCCCTAATACACCATCAGGAAATATTGCATGTTTAACATTTGTGCCGTCATCAAAATGCAATAATGCTGTACCCGACTGTGCGGCACCAGGACTTATTTTTACGTTTGTGGCGCCTGACACAGCGGAGTCTTTTATCAAAAGATCAAAACCAGTTGTTCCGCTTGTTTCCTTACCGATTGCCATTTCCAAATCGTTGTTCACGCGCAATACAGAAGTGGGTGAACAGTTACTTAATTGAAATTCACCAATTTCTGTATTCTCGATAAAGAAACATCCTGATAAACCCGCATTGCGCATAAGGTTCAATCGCGCCGCCTGATTTTCATCGCCGATAACGAGTATTTCAGAACGTCCATCGTTAATCGATACAACTTTCATTACGGCAATTTCGTTTACCTCGTCAATACCTCCGTTGCCGCGTGTTATCTGAAAATCGGTAGTATCGCGGTTAAATTTAATTTTTGCCAGATCTCCATAATATCCAGACACATCTGATGTATTGACAGAAATTAAATACGTATCGGGTTCGCCTGTCAAAGTTCCAAGGCGCAAGTCCTGATTCTCTTCCGCCGAATCTGATGAGTGAAAATGTGGGGCATTATTATTGTTTGTGGGTACAACAAGTCTGTTTTCCGATTCTGTCACATAAAACGATGTCTGATACTCACCGGATGTTGTTACACGTTGAAAAACAAAGTTTGGATTGCCGTCAAATGGTGAAGCTATCTGCCACCCCCCTGCACTCAGATTTCCTGTAGGGTTGAAAAACATGTACCCAGTATCACCTGCACCTCCACCTCCACCAGAGTTGATATGCAGGCCCATCAAATTGTTGCCCGCTATAGCGTCAAGTTGGATCCACTTTGAATCGACGAGACGATTTACCTTTGCTACATTTGTCAGGCCAGCACCTAACTCAGTTTCAAGGGCTTGTACTTCATCAACAAGGTTGTTATGAAATGAAGGTAGAATACGCGCATCAACAGTAGCCCCGGCGTTGTGAGACGCCGGGGCACTACCATCATATCCACGTATGCATCCTGTAAACCGCACACCTGAAAAATTAGCACAGAATATCTGTTCGATATCAATAACAACAACGGTGTTTGGTCCGAAGCCAGACGCCGAGTTCATACTGAATTCTGTAGCATCCGCGCTAATGGCCTCCGCTAAAGTGCTACGCGAGCCATGGTATGCTTTGAGCAACCAGGCATCACGCGCTATTTGCGTAGGAAAGTCCTGGCTATTTGCCAGGTGCGCCGTTAGCAGGAGTAGTAGATTCAGTCTTTTCATTCTTTGCCTCAGACTTTTGAGCGGCTATCGGTGGAGGACAGGCCCAATCGACGTTGAATGTGTTATCAAAACGTAATGTGCATTCGCCAGCTTCGTATTCCTTACGAAGTTTATCTGACAGATTGCGGTACATCGTTGTGCGGCGTTCAATAATGTTAGTCAGTTCAGACAACTCATTTTGTGCCGCAGTGACGCTCAGCATTGTACGAGTGATTTCTGATTTATGGGCCTCACTCAATGCTTTTGGTTTTTTGGTTTCTTGGCCTTTGGTTTCTTGGGCGTAAAATACGCTTACGAATAGGAGCATGCAAATTGTTAGTTTCATATTATCCTGTTTAGTTTGTCATTCATTTTTCGTAGGAGTTTATACAAATCAGGTTTGAAGGTTCCGAATTCAACCGTGTATTGCGTAACGAGTGGATTCACCCAGCGCATGGTCAATGAACGGATTACCTGTTCCGACTCCAAGTGTATTGATGGTAGATCGAAACTCTGTACTTCACCTACTTCTAGTCCATCTCTTTTGATCTCATACGCCCCCGATACATCTGGATGCGCATGAGACGCCAGATATGTGTCCGCTATTAATTGTGCCTCTTCTACTGTCTTAACATTATCATCTATGATTACATGGTCAAATATACCATACAACGACTGTGATTCAAGATCCTCTGCCAACGCCCCTACGTACGTTTCTGGAATTGTCCACGCCACAACAATACGTGGTGGACGACTAGATTCAAATGATTCTATGGCAAAGAAATTAGCACCAGTTGGAGCGCTGCCGTTATCATTCGCTCGTAGATGCAACCTGAATCCTGTTTCGCCACCCCAATTGATGTTCTCTGTATTCTGTAATGGTATGTGCCACCATTGCCAAACTGCTTTTTGCGGTGGACGCCAGAATGCGGCCGCATTATCGGCTGGTACATGCGTCCAATCATCATTCGTAATAGGCCAATTTTCAGGAGAATAGTATTCTATGCCTACTTTTGACGAATCCTGATTGGTTGCCGATGCGTAATTTTGCCCAAAAAATGCAGCATATAGGTGCAAGCTGACGGATGTGATTTGAGCCCCTGCTGGTATTTGTATAGCTGCTGTATTGAATTTGATGTATGCGTTCGAGAGAAGGTAGGTAAATGTAGTTATCAATGTGTTAAAGTCGATCACCGCCGAGTATGTATTCTCCGCGACGATGTTGCTTTCCGCCGTACGTATATCAGGAGTAGCATCGTTGATAGGGGGCCAACTAGGTGCCGTAAAAGTCTGTACCGCATTTCTAATTACACGAGCATCGTCGGTGCCTACAGAAGGTTGTACAAATTCCTGTCCAAACGTTGCAGGTACAAGCGCACCTCTTACCTGTATCTTATTACCCGGCAGTTCAAACGTCTCATCATAGTTGAACCCAGACCACTCAGCGTAGTGTGTACTGTTGAAGTCGGGTGCTTCCGATATACCAAATAATGCAGTACGTGAGCCTATAGCAAAATACCGTAACTTCTTGTACTGATCGACATGCCATACCGCACCACTAATGCGTGCAATTGCTTCTAGCCAATTTCGTAGGGAGGTCCTCGAATTGGCAATCGAACCTATCGATACAATTTCCTCAACATCTGTTATATCAACCTCAGGTAGGTATTGTGAGAATAACGATTGAATGATGTACTTGTCAGATGCTCCTGAAAAGGCGGCATTGTCTACGATGCGCTCCAACAAATACGTATAGTCCTTACATATGATCACCAGTTCGATGCCATGTTCTGTGGCACTACGCAGTGAACCAGAACCAAATCCGGAACTAAACCCGCTATCGAATCCACTAAGCGCATCACCATATCCACGTTTACGAACGAGTTTAGGTGATATCTTTGTAATCTTGCCCGCGAAAATTCTGTTTATACTGGCTTCAGAGGTAGGAGCCCAAAGAGTTTCACCCCATAATGGCTCGCCCCACAATGGGTTGTCACCTTCAACATTGATATTGAGATTGTTGGATATGATTACTTCTCTACCACCTCTGATTGTTTGTCCTTGTGGAGATGCCCATTCTGTACCAGTCAGAAATAGTGTGAAAGTACATTCCCCAATCGTGCCATTACTAGACAACTTGATATTGGTTCGTTCCCAGATAGTGCGGTGAACCCATTGATTGCCTGAAATCAGGACGCTGTCGATTCTCATTTACGTATCAAGATTCTGCGTTCTGAGTTTGGCTGCTATCTTACTCGCTACATCTTCCGCCGATGCCCCGTATACATTAAACGCTTGGGTAATCGTACTACTCAATGTATCCACGCCATGATTGAGTCTATTCAGGTGATCAACCTGCATGGAGCTAAAACCTAATAGTTGTTGTAAATGATTCCGTGCATCCTCGCCTACTGGTAGTATAGATTGGCTCAACACATCCCGCACGTCCCAAACACGGGTAGCAATCATATCGCCCTTGTCAATAATTGAGTTCCAAACATTGTCCAACTTTCCCATAAGTCCGTTATGTTGCGACCAATTATCGGTACGTATATTTGCAGTTTCAAAATGTGCCTTACGTGTGTTCTCCTCAATGTTGCCAAGATCACCACCCATCATTGCCGCACCAATTACAGATCCGATAGCACCAATAACACCAGAGATCAAACCAGACGCCCATCCTGTCAATGCGCCACCAACACCCCCAGCGGCACCCCCTGCCCCCGGTATGCCAGGTACGCCACCAGCAACATCCGCAGCGGTCCCACCAGCCTTATCGCCAGCACCGCCAAATATGCCGCCTAATGCGCTGCCAACACTATGCAGACTGCCTAATATACCGCCATCGCCCGTAAGAGCACCAATCAGGTCTTTGATTGCTCCATTAATGAGATTGCTAATCGCTGTCTGAAACGGATTGACAAACGCTTCGAGTATGTTTATTCCGAGATGCTTTAACTCACTAAGTACACTACCTTCTCGTTGCCCTGTCAGAATGTCAACAACATTTCCTACCGATTGTGTAACTGCATTCTCTACTGCTTTAAACGCGTCTTTGAATGGACTTTCAAAAGCCGCTTGTACAGTTTCCTTTTTTTCGTCGATTGCACCTTTTAAATCGTCCATCAACTTTCTTTGGGCTTCAGGTAGTGTTTGCCCAATTGAAGCCATATACGCCGCTTGTGCTTCGAGTGCTTTGTATATCGCGGTATTCTTTGCTTGTTCTCCTGCATCCGGATCTGCCAGGATTGCATCACGCATCTCCTCGTATTTGTCAGCAGTCTTTTGTAAATCTGCCGGTGCTGTGATACCAAACGTTTTATATGAATCAGTCAACAGCCCCATGGACTTTGACGATTCATCCGATCCGAGTTTCATCGCAGCAAATGCCGGTACGGTTGTGGAGTGTACCTGTTCTGACATTCCACGAAGTGCGGTTGTTACTTTGTTGAGTTCCTCTTCGGCAGTGCCATCCTCCCATGCTTTATTCCAAGCCTCAACTTGGATCTTGGCAAGTCGTGTTTTTTCTGCCTGGTCACTGAGTTTTAACGCCCATTCAATCTGAGCCTTATTGAGTACTTCAAAATTCTCCTTGGTCTTTTTTACCTCGCCGCCTAGATCCTTTATCTTGTCTTTGACTTTTGGTAATTCAGGTCCATACTTTTTGAACGCTGCCAAATTGGCAACAACGGGTTTTTCCAACTCTTCAAATTTCTTACTTGTATCATTAACCGAAGTTGAGAGAGAGGCAAACGCAGTCTTAACTCCGGGTATCTTACTTATCCATTCGATCAGAGTTTTAAAACTACCAATCCAAAGTACAAATGACGCCACAACTGCGTCAATCGCAGGCTTGACAAACGCCAACAATTCACCAAACGCCTGGAATTGCGCAGAAATTGCCATCAACGCGGCAATTAATACAGGACCAGCAATCGCGGCTACCAATGACAGTATCGGGGCAAGTACGTCATAAAGAATTTTGATTAATGGCCCCAACACACTTGCCATGTTCGTAAACAATCCGGCAAGAGTGTCGAGTAATGGACTGCCTTGAGAAACCCCACTAAAGAAACTGGTAATTGCAGCAACAAGATTATCGACTGCCGGTTTGAATATTGCCGAGAGAAAAGTACCGACACTTGAAAGCAGATTCCACAATGCATCTATAAACGGATGTCCACTAGACACGGCAAGAATAAATGCTGCTACCTTTTCGGCTACGGCCTCTAGGGCTGGCTTTAGATTGGTAGACATCTCTACCGCCCAATTTTTTATCTGTTCTAGTAGTGGGAACAACGCTTCTACCGCTTTACCAACAACAGGTAAGAATGCCTCACCCATAGCAGTCAGCGTAAAACCGATCTCATCCTTTAGTGTCGATAAGCGTCCTTTGAACGTTGCCGACTGCTGACTCATCATGCCGCCAAACCTTGTGTTCATACCCGCAATGAGGGTATCAACAATGGCGTGCATGTCCTGCGTGCCTTTTGAATAGTCCTGTTTTATCTGTGCAATGCTTTTGCCGGCTGCATCGGCGAGTATCTGCCATGCTGGTATCTGTGCATTAATCAACTGATTCATGTCTTGGGCATTAACACGCGTTGAATTACGCATTTGCCCAAGGGCGTAGACAATACGGTCAATCGCTTCTGCGCCTTGTCCGGTATACGCCGCAGCATCTCCAATAGCTCTTAGATTTGGAATAACCTCCTCGATGGAAAATCCCAGCGCCATCATGCGTTGAGAGGCACGCACTAAATCCGTAAACTCAAATGGCGTGGCAGCGGCAAATGCCTTCATTTCATCTAATTTTGCTTGCGCGGCCTCAGCCGAACCCAACATGTTTGTGAAAGCAGTTCTAGTCTGCTCCATGTCTCCGGCAAGAGAAATTGCCTGTTGCCCAAAACCTATAATCTTATCTACAGCAAAAATACCTGCAATCGCTCCGCCGATAGTAGCCGCGATTCCAGTTATGCTGCCAAGAGACGCCATAACTCCACTAACACCTGCAGTGAAGTTGGTAGTGTCTGCTTTAAAATGGGCAACAATATCGCCGAGTGATAGCATTTTAGTTTACTGATCGAGTAGGGTTGTGCCTGTACCGAATAATGCCGCCATACGTGCTAATGTCTGTTGATCAGTTGCACTATCCGGTGCTGTTTTGAGTCGCGCGAGAATTGGGAACATATCTTCCATCTTTAAACGCTTATTGCCGTGCGTGGCAACCACAGCCTGCATGATACGCCAGTAGCCGTAGTGGTGGGCAATTATGTCCTGTATTATGCTCTCATCATGGTGATTGCATAATACAAGAAACTCATAAATAGTTAGTCTGCCGATTTCCTTTCGAGTGAGTCGTAAATTAATTCTGGCGATGGCCCAAAATCCGGCCCACCATTCTTTGCTGTCGAACTTTTTTCGGTGGCCGGATTTGTAGGGCGGTCAGAACGATCAGATTTAGGTGGGGCCGTCTGTGCCATCATTGCATTCAGTACAGCCATGAAATTGTCGCGCATCCATGCCAGATTTACGTAACGGCGTACGGCATTCAATGACATCGGCCAATTTGGATTATCGTTATTGTCGTATTCAACAATACCCGCCCATACTAGAATAGAAAGGTCATGCATTGAAATGCTCTTGATCATTTCAATACGTTGATAGCCCAACATCTCCTCGTTATCTTTCTTTTCTTGCTCCTTGTTCCTCTTACCAGTTATCGGTGTCGCCTCTTTATCCTTGCCATGTTTCTTCTCTGCACGAGTGCGTGACTCTTCAATGTCAGAAACAAATTCCAGGAAGTGTTTCTTAGCCTCACGTTCGAATGCCGTAATTGCATTTGCATCGAACGTTAGTACCCGAGTCTGGTCTAGCTGTACCGTATGCTCTGGTTGTCCTAACATTTTTCATATCTCCTTTTATGCCCAAGCAGTGTTGCCCGCTGTGACAGGACCGCTTACAGCATACGCCAGCGAAACCGACAACACATTGTCTACAGGGAAATTGAAAGCGAACGAACTAAAGAATCCGCTTTGCAACAGATATCCTGCAATCTGTGTTGGAAATGTAATCAGGGTGTCGCGTTCTGCCAATGCTACAAGATCGGCATACGCACCGCTCGAAAAAGCGTGCGTGGCGTCAGCCTTGTCGTAACTTGCATCACCCGATATCTCACCACCATCTACCAATGTGGCCAGCTTACGCGTCCACGTGTCCGTGTTATGTGGTGTGACATCTTGAATTGTTGCCGTTGGGCCGCCCATAGTGAAACTCATCATTTCACCAATGGTGGCAAAAGTTTGTGGTGATGTACCACTACCTATTTTCCAAATTGCGGACTTCGCTGAGAATATGATATAGATACCCTTCTTTCTAGATTCACGTGATGGTTCGAGGGTTTTACACTCGTCTATCAAATGATCTTTTTATGCTCAGAATTTGATAGAATGGTCTCCATATGGAAATCATCCTTGGTCTGCACGGTATGCAGCGTAAAGATCCTGAGCGATACTTTTGGCTGCATGTCAAGAAAACAAGAAATTGTTGGCTATGGAAAGGGAGAACCAATCCAAACACAGGCTCCGGCCTGATGCGCGTCAACGGAAAACAAGTTACTGCACATTATGTTTCATGGTTGTTTGGGGTAGGACACCCATCCAGCAATATCTACCATACTTGCGGGAACCAACTATGCGTACGCCCGTCGCACCTTCAGTGCGGCGGCGTATCCATGAATCGCACCGATAAAGAATTCTGGAGCATGGTAGATAAAAAATCCCCCAATGAATGTTGGGAATGGACGAAAGGAAGGCTAAAGAGCATAACCAGTTTTGACTACGGCACTGTTAAGTATAGGGGCAAAAGTTGGCTTGCACACCGACTTGCGTGGGTACTCGCGAATAAGAAGCCCGTTCCCAAAGGAATGCACGTTTGTCATAGTTGCGACAATCCGCCTTGCTGCAATCCTAAACACCTATTCGTAGGCACGGATCTAGACAATAGCCGCGACATGATGGCAAAGGGGCGTGGGCGCTTCCTAAGGGGTGAAGACATGTCCATATCAAAACTTACAGAAAAGGATGTACTCAAAATCCGTAAAATGGCGAATGGCAAAATACTGCCCAGACAGGAACGCGTCAAAATTGCCGAACAATTTGGACTGAAGTCGGCTGAGTCTGTTCTCAACATACTTCTCCGTAAGACATGGAAGCACGTATAGGATTAACTCCTTGTTCTGTGGTTTCTCCAAGACTGCAAGATTTGTTGTTCCTGTTCGACGGTAACAGCCGACTCCAACTTGGTTTTGAAATCTTTAAAATCCGCTGGTAGCTGCTTTGGCATTTCTCGGTCTACTTTGACAACTACAAAACGATTGTTACTTGGTAACTCATTGGGTAATCTGTTCTTTGACAATTCCAGAACTCTTATTGCTTCTCGTATACGATCTAGTTGCCGCAACGCTTCGTGTTTGTCTTCCCAGTCCGTTCGTAATACTGCGTCGAGTGCGTCTTGGACACGAAACAGGTTGGTACTGACTTCTATTAAAAGCGCAATATTACGCAAAGTCAGGTTAACGCGCGACTTCGGACGCCTAGAAAATTTGAAGTACTCAATCAATTTGTTTGCCGCTACGATTGACCCCTCACGAGGTATTTGTGAATTTGGCTGGCTTGAGGCATAGGTCTTTTCTGATAGCTGCTCAATCGCCCGCACAGAGTCCCGCAACTTTTCTAGGTTCTCTTCCAGCCGGGGTACTGGCTTATTCTGGATTAGAAACGATGTTATATCGTCTTGGACGCCTCGATCCCACCATGGATTCTCTTTAATAAACCACTTGACAGCCGTCTCTAGACTACCAATCCCTGTAATCGCATCGATCAGTGCAGCAATGTTATGCTGAGACGCGGCAAGGTCCTTGATAGGTTCCAATTCAAAGTTTTTTGATAACACATTTGCGGCATGCCTTGCTGGCGCCGAAGGTGTGTAGCTCATTGTTGTTTTTCAAGGTCCAGGTCATCACCGTACTGATCAAGTAGTGTTGGGCCCATACCTCCTTCTTGGAACACATGCGACGTTGTTATGTGTTTCTGCATGCGGTCTAGGTTGTAGTCGTCCAGTTCACAAAATGGACACTTATAACGCTTTTGTCCGTGGAAATCCTGTTCGATGATCTCTATCTTTTGTATCTTGTCCATAACCATTCCTTAAAACATCCAACACCTCTTTTGGTGAGCGTAGTATTGGCCAACAATCAAGCAGCGTCGAATCTGAACAATTGAATAACTGAATACCGGCATCCTGCAACGGCTGTACTATCTGCTCGAACTTTGGACGGAATCCATTCAGTACGTGTTGTGCTGTATCGTAGTCGGCGTGCCAATGATTACCTATCAGATCGACACCGAATAGGAATATGCGTTTGACTCCAAAATGGTACGCCAGGTTTATTGCCTGATAGGCAGAATTGCCTCCTGTGCGTAGACAACTTGGATCTGTGTCAAGTCCAACCTCGCCTGAGTCTCGTAGACGCAACACACGCTCAATTTCGTTTTCTAGAGTAACAATACGTTTACCCAGAAACTCCGAACGCACCCTATCGGAAAATCGTAACCACCATTTGTGATCACAAAAGTACAATACATCGGCATCGGGCACCAAACGGTAACTGCCGTTTATGGCAATAATGCGGAACCTGTTCCTGAATGCTTTGTCGAACAGACGTACAATACTCGCACCACCGGCAAGGATTGCACAATCTTGCCCTGCCCATTCCGGTGGGATGCTATAATACCGCATTGCGTAAAATCTTAAACATGAAAATAACTAAAATGGTTCAGGAAGAAAGTGGTAACCACGACACGCGCATTACCGAATTGCGGATATACCCAAAAGCTAACTATGTATGGCTCTGAAGTTGACTGATAGTACTGGACGGTCATTGCCATCAGGTAGTGGTATCGGTCCTGATTGCATTGCTTCCATCAGATGTCCTGTTGTAGTAGCACCTGTCCATGGAACGCCATTCAGTGCAGAGTAGATAGCATCCCACTTGACACGTGCTGTTCCATAATCGTGTTTGGCAGCACGTACAGACAATTTAAACGTAGGGTAGCGATGTTGACCCTTATGTGCGTCAGGGAAGCCGCCTGTGTCTTCCAGCACGACTACCTGATCTTGTGTGTCGGGCGAACGATCTATATAACAAGACCATCCTGTACCACCTTCAACAAGGCTCAATGCTACCAAACGCGCCCGGACATCGTTGAGCAATGCCATTTACAAATTACCTTTGATTAGGTTTGTCAAATCGGATTGAAAACTTACTGCGCGGGCCTTGAATGGCGTTTCTAAGTACTTCCAGGTACCATTACGATAATTCTTGTTCATCTCATGGACCGGAATAGCATAATTTGCATTGTAGCCCGCTGTCGCAACAAGGTTGCTGGGCTTTGCGTGTTCGACGTAGCCGGTACTACGCAATTTTCCTGTATCAACCGGACAATACGCCGATTTGCTGCTTGCCATCACCTCCTCAGCGATGATATTCAAACCTTTTGCAACGGCAGTAGTAGCGGAACTTTGCAAGCCCGTCAGTTTGGATAAAACTCTATCAACACCTGTAAGTATCATACGAAGTAAATCCTTATATGGTGCGGCCCATCCTCATCTGTGTAACGTTCTATTGCATGCAGAACAGGTATCTTACCATCGGGTAAGATAATCTTGTCGTTGAGTGTTATTGTCGGTGTGGAGAGTATTGTTACAAATCCACTGGACATAATTTGATCCTTGACAGCACCGGAGTGAATCAGTTTGCTTTTGTAAGTTACTCTACCACGATATGTATTTGTTGTGGCTGAATATGTTGCTTTGCCGTATTCATCGAATCCAGTAGCCGCATTGTGCGTTATTGTTTCTGGTGCTAAGTCATTCCAATCAGAGGCGGGCATGATTTAAAAACCAGAATCGAATCCTGCATCGAATCCAGAACCAAATTTTGGTGCTTCGTCACCGTAGTTTTTATCTTC